GTCTTTGTCGTCTTTGTCGTCTTCGTCTTCTTTGTCTTCTTTCCTAATAATTCAGAATGCCCGATTGCATGATAAAATTGTTCTAGAGATGGATAACGAAAATCCATGATTAAATTGGAAGAAAATTGTTTTGTGGGTACGCATGTGTCTTCCCAATCGCATACATTTTGGTTGCTGATTCGTTTTGATAATTGGTTTTGATTCAAACATTCTTGTTTCGTGACCTTTGAACTACATGTTTTTTCCAATTCGTCATACTCGGATGGTTTATGATAGGAATAGTTTGGAATGACTTCATAATGGTCCTCCAATTTATTCACGGTACCATTTTTAAAATCGGCGTCTCCCATGGCGATAAATAAAACGGAATTCAAACGAAGATTAAATCGTGGATAATAATTAGGCTCAATCATAGCACCAATACGTTCTTCCGGAAACAATGTCAATAATAAAGAAATCAAATCTTTTATCTCTACATTTTTGTCCGGGTAAAATACAATCTTTGGTAAAAATACAGTTTCGTATTTGTATTCACGTCCATTGGACATAAATGTAGATTTTCCAAATTCGTCTCGTAACGATAAGGAAGAAATTACATCAGGTCTCACATTGATTTCAGCTTGGGGTAAATCTGTTTCGAGTTTGATAGAAGCAGGAAATGTATCCCATTCCTTATCAACTGCAGTTGTCAAGGGTCTTGCCATTAATTTAATATTCGAGTTAAAAAATAAACGACGATGGGACATAATTCTGTCTACTACAAATGGAAAATATTCATGACGAAACATCATATGTATTTTATTCATCGTACGAGTATCATGAACCCCAATTTGAATTTGTTGTCTGGAAGGTCTAGTATTAATTTCATAATCTGAAATGTCGTATTGTTTTAAAAAGGGAATCCATTCTTCATACGAAATAGGTCGTATCAATTCTCTAGGAATCTCGTCTGGAAAAGGTGAAACTTTAGATAAATCAATCACTGGTTTTTTAGGCATAATTAATGGAGGCAGTGTAAAAACAGGTCCAGCGTCAGAGTCAGAATCATATTGTGACATTTTACTATTACATTTAAAAAAAAGGAAAAAAATTTTCAATTGGAAAAAAAATGATTATAAGAATGATTGTAAAAGAATAAAAATGGATTGTACTTTTTTAATCTTTAATCAGGCCATAACCGTTCCAATTGATGGAATATGTAAAGAAGTGGTGCTATGGTATGAAACGACGCGATGGGGAATTTCCATTTTATTTCGTTCTCCACCTGATTTTATAGCATGCATTCCTATTTCAGTTCTGAATGATTATTCTATCTTTGAGTGTAAAAGAACAATGGCTACATCAGGAGTCTTTTGTTTTTCTCCTCAATTACTTCACATCGATGTATATATCGCGTTATTATCTTATACTCCATGCGGAGAGCAATTCAGACTGTCCTTTTATAAAACAACAGATGATGAGTTGGAAAAAATGGCTCAAGAATGTATTCACGAATATACCAAAAAACCAATCGTATATTTGGATTTAGATAAAACACTTTTTATTTCTAAAGTAGACTGTCCGTTTACTTCAATCGAGTCATTTGTTTCAGATTATACGATTGATGGAGAATTGATGGCGTACAAAGAACCATTTCACTTACAGATGATGATTCGACCTGGAACAGCTGAATTTTTGAAACGATTGATTCCATTGGCTCATATTTTTATTATTACAGCAGGTGACCCATATTATGCAAGAGAAGCTGTAAAAAAAGCCAATGAACGTAATTGGTGTGCTGGAAAAGAAACGGTAGAGAATGTATCGATTCCATTAGAGAATTTATATTGTGTTCGATATAAATCGTATTTGATTAAAAAATCATTTACTCATATTTTACCTTTTCCATTAGGGTTTAATTATCATTTGATTCGTATATTTGCAATTGATGATAATCCAGACGTTTGGTTTCGTTCCTTGTACCAATGGATTTATTTTATTCCTCCGTTTGTTCCGTCAGACCCATTGGAATCTACACCGTTTTTAATAAAATTCATAGATGCAATGGAATCTTTAGAAATGAAAGATACGACATTAAAAAACATTCAATTTCATCTGTAAGACTCATGTATTATAAACGTATGTATAAAAAAAATTCGGCATATGTGATATAATTATATAATTCTATGGGACTGTTTTTTAATTCCATTGATTTCTCATAATAGCCTGAGAAATCATTATCGGGCCAGTTGGAATAGGCGATGACATTATTGCTATCGTAAATGTATGGAATATCATGACACATTAATCCGGCAACGGCATGTTCTGGACTTCTTAAACCTGCGGCGTGTAATTTATAATTTCCAATTTGAAGGGGAATTGATTCTTCATCCGATAAAATTAATTTGATTAAAACAAACGGTTGAGTCGATTGGAGTACATTGGCACGTAGTTCATTCATGGAGTAATCTATTTGGTCATATACATCACATGGAATTTGTAAAAAGGACAGTAATCTACTGATGTTGCTGATAAATCCTGCATCAGTTTTCATCATATTGATTAATTTACTGAGTTCAAGGAGTACCCTATTATCAAGATTTAATTTTCCATGGATACGTCGATAGAAAAAAGCTTGAAAAGGAATTACAAACGTTTCCATGAAACTTCCATTTTGTTGAGACTGTTGAATCAATTGATTGAATACAGTTTGTTCTTGAGGAATATTATCTTGTAATCGAGTGCGTATGAAATGAGGCAAATGGTAGGTAAATTGATATGTTCCATTTATCATATTTACATAATTTGAAAAAGAGGGCGAATATTGAATACGACCAAGGTATTCTTTTAGGGGCAAGGTCAATAGTAAAGTATTGAGAATGGTATTAAACCAACATGTTCCTGAAGCTTGTAAAACACGACCTCTAGCACATGGAATTGAGCGAATGAAATATATATACCACCATGTATCTGAGACGAGATGACTTTTTTTCTTTTCCTCTTGAAAGTAGGCATAAGAGTAAATAGATACACCTTGAACCGATTCTCTGGCATCAAGAAAATGATTGGTTTTGGCAAGAATCAACCGACCCAATGGGGATTGTCGAGGTGGAATGTCGTCGATAGAATAACAATTGACAACTTTTCTAAAATGAGAGAATTGGTTTTCAGGCCATACGTGGTATAATGTATCATGAAGCAAAATGACATTGGATTGGTGGATGGTTTGATTGATATCGGTCATGATTTGAGTCAGTACTGCAAATTCATTACTTGTGAATCCAATGGAAGATACAATAAATAAAGTTTCATATTGAGAATCGCATTCAAATCGTGGAAGTCGATAGGTATTGCCTTGAATGGGTACCACCAATTCCTTATAACTTACATTTGGGTCTTGGTTTAATAATATAGATTGATTATGGATCAATTGATTCGCCCTGGTGATTAACACATGAAAAATTTGATATGGTTTTTGTGGTTCACATTGTAAATGTTCGTGTAGAATGGATAATCTCGTTTTTGATTCGTTTGAAATGGGAATATGTTTATTCATGTTATAATACATTTGAAACCAATCGTTGCCAACTATAGGAATGCCTGATAATAAAGATGCTTTTTTGACATATGAAACAAATCGAACGGTAAGACAAGAGGCTGAAATTTGTTGATTAGTTAAAAGGTAAAATATATCTCTATTATCGCCAATGACAGTTTGAACTTCGGTATAAGAAACATTCAGTTGTTGCATGACTGTAGCGACACGTTGAATATTTTGAATCGTTGGTAACACATTACTTTCTAATCTCCAAAACAAAGGGCTAAAACATAATTCTTGATATGTCATAAGTACACTTCGTGGAAGTTGAAGTGTTTCCAAAAAGAATTCAATATCTTGAACAGAATGTGGAACCATTGTTAATGCCCTTTCAACCATAGGACTTAACTGTCTACGAACAGGCCTAATATTTCTTAAGTTGGGATTGGGTGGAATAATAGGCTGTTGGGGTTGTTGGGGTTGTTGTGATTGTTGAGATTGTCTTGGTGGCTGTTGGGGTTGTTGGGGCTGTTGGGGTTGTTGAGGTTGTTGGGGTTGTAGTGGTCTTGGTGATTGTTGGGGTCTTGGTGGTTGTGCTCTTGGTTTATGTTGTGCTCTTGGTTTTGATTTTTTGGGGTTTTTAGATTTTTGTCTTGGTTTTGAACTCTTTTTATTTGATTTAGATCTTTTTTTGGCTGGAGAGCGTTTTGCTGGAGAGCGTTTTGCTGGAGAGCGTTTTGCTGGAGAGCGTTTTGCTGGAGAGCGTTTTGCTGGAGAACGTTTTGCTGGAGAGCGTTTTGCTGGAGAACGTTTTGCTGGAGAACGTTTTGCTGGAGAGCGTTTTCGTGGCATTTTGATATTATAAATGATTATTTATAATTTTTACAATGATGATAAGAGTATTTCTTTATTAGGAAATTTATTTTTTAGTAATTCCAATAATTTATCGTTTTGTTTTAATGTATATCCATTAGTAATAAAAGTAATAGATTCAGATGATTCTATATTTTTATAAAAGTTATCAATTCGATGTTTATATCTTTTTTTAAATTCATCAAAGTCATTTCTAGTATAAAATTCATCATCATTTTTACCTTTAGTAAATAAATGAGAATGTGTTGAACCCTCATGATTAAACACAATAAAAGAACTATTCATTATATTCATATTTCCATTTCCACATAATGTTCTATCTCCAGATGCATTTTCACCATAAATTAATTGTAAATTATCAAAGAAATGATGAAAATCATTTTCTAGTAATTGATATACACCATTAAAATTACTTATACATAAATCAAAAGGACATGACATATATCCTTTATCTTTTGAAATATCCAACTGTCTTTTCATATAAATACGTGGGTCACAGTTATAGCCAAGACTAATATACATTTCATACTCGTTTATTTTTAACTATTCTTTTTTTTGATTTACGTTTATTCTTTTTAGAACGTCTTCCTTGTTGATATTGAAGATACGGATTAGGTGGATATTGTTGAGGATATTGTGCTTGACCATATTGAGGAGGATATTGAGCTTGACCATATTGAGGAGGGGGATATTGACCGTATTGATTAGGTGGATATTGAGCTTCAGCATATTGAGGGGGATATTGAGATTGACTGTATTGAGTAGGGGGATATTGAGATTGACTGTATTGAGTAGGGGGATATTG